TATCTCAATGAAACAGAAGAGGCAGTAAGTTTTTATTATTCAGTTGAGAATAGTCAAACAGGAATTAAAATAACTTTTGCAATAATATATATAATTGTTGTTACATTACTTTTATTTTTATCTACATCTACATGAATAAAAGTTTTTGCAATACCTACTCTATCAAATACTTTTAGTGCTGCTTCTAGTATTTCGTAACGCTCCGCAGAGCCATTATAGCCTAGGTCTGCAGCCCAGCCATCTATATGGCTAGAACTAGGGGTGGCATTAATCGCAGCATTATGTTTTTCACATCTAATTCCACTATTAATACGAATTCCTCTGTCCACAAGGTTTCTTACTAATTGTACTTTTGCGGCAAGCTCATCTTTAATGTTGTCTTTACCACATCCACACTTACATGCATACTCTTCTCGGTCAAAATTAGCTGTTAGATTGCCCATAATCAATTCCTTTCTTTTGAGAGTAACGACATTCTTTACTACAATAAAGTCTGTCATAACGTTTAGCTAGGAATTTAGCTCCGCATCTAGCACAATTCTTTTCTACTTGTTCTTTTTGTCTAGATATAAGACGTTGCCTATTCTCTCTTATAGTTCGGCATTCAATAGAACAAGTAACTCTACCAGCTGACGGGACGGTATTATCACATTCACTACATTTGTTTAGATCTGCTCCAATACGATGAAATTTAACTTCATCCGTAACCTCATCAGCTAAACCTCGTTTAAAATTACGCCAATGAATATTCGAGAGCTCTTCTTTTGGAATGGTTGTTACATATTCAAGATTTCCATCCTTGTCTGGTCTATAAATTTTAACATCGTAAATACTCATTTAACATTAGTTAAGATTATGTTTAAATATTTTAGATGCTTTAAAAGTAGTAACCCTACGGGCTTTAATTTCAGCGGGTTCTCCCGTTTTAGGATTACGTCCTATACGTTTAGGTTTGTTTCGTGCTGTAAATCTACCAAAACCACGAATTATTAAATCTCCATCTATGATTCCTTGTTTTACTTCACGTAATACAACTTCTACAACTTTGTCGGCTTTGCTTACTGGTATTTCTAATAGATTTGCTATTTCTTGTATTAGATCGGATTTTCCCATGATACCTCCTATAGAATATGTAATAGTTGCGTTAATATACACACTAATGATAAGCTATTCAATGCTATGACTTCAGATAAATTTAGTTTTACCGATGAAGAATTTTTAAGAGTCGTAAACTCCCTGTGTCGAATTGATTTAGATGAAGATGAATTTACTCCATTAAAATCGATTAATGATACATTAAATATGGACGAACTAGATAGTTTAAGCATGACCGTATTTTTTATTTGGATAGTTCATTTATTTGGGATCCCTGAACCCATTTTACAAGAGTTTGTTCGTAAACGAGATTTTACTATTAGTAATATTAAAGAATTTGTAACTAAAGAGTCAACAAAAACATACTCTTATGCAGATATTAATGCACAGATTAACAAGGGAAATTATAAGGGGAACTATTTTGGAGGCAGTACATGATATTTGGACATGCTAGTTTAATACAAGAAGGGGAAGCAGCGTTATTCTATAAATTTAGTAGGAAATTAAATGGATATATGATTGCGGGACTAATAGTTAATGATACTATAGAAGCTAAGCTAAACTTCGCTAAAGTATGGACATATTTTGTATCTGAAGTTGTTAGAGCAGATGACATTTATTGTTCAATTCCTATAGAAGGAGAACACTCTATGTTTAATAATTATTTAACCTATCATAGTGAAATAGATGGACTTAAGATATATACAGTTGATAGTTTCCTTAAAAAGCAATATAGTAATTATGATAAACAAAGAGAAAGAGCCGGGAGTGACGCATGAGTGATACAAACATAGATGAAACTGTAGATCAAGTTGAAACTGATGCGTCTACTTTAGTTGAGTGGGAGAACCCTCCTAGTCTTGCTGATCTTAAATCTGATTACGAGGCAGCTCAAGTAGCTCATGATGTTCATACCCAAGAAGTAGATAACTGGCTAAAAGTTTTAAATGGCGAGCAATCTATTAATACTAAGCAAGGCCGCTCCAAACTCGTACCGAAATTAGCTCGCAAACAAGCAGAATGGCGCTATGCGGCCTTATCCGAACCTTTCCTATCTACCGATGATTTATTTAACACCTCTCCCCAAACATTTGAAGATAAAGAATCAGCTGTTCAAAATGGGATGTTGTTAAATTATCAACTTAATTGTCGTATGGATAAGGTAGCATTTATTGATGAATATGTTAGAACAGCAGTTGACGAAGGAACTGTAATTGTACGTGTTGGATGGGAATTTGAAGAGGACAAACGTACAATTTGGGAAGATGTTATGGAACCCCAGCCTATTATTGATCCTAATACTGGGCAACCAGCCATGGATCCTCAAACTGGTCAACCTGTAATGCAACCTGTTAAAGTAGGACAGAAGCAAAAAACTAAAACTATAACTATTAAGAATCAACCTGTATTAACAGTTTGTGATTATAACAATATAGTTTTAGACCCTACATGTGAAGGTGATATAGAAAAGGCTAATTTTGCTGTTTTTAGTTTTGAGACGTCTTTGTCTGAACTTAAAAAAGATGGTAGATACACTAATCTAGATGATATTAACTTTGAAAGTGCTTCTGTATTAGCTGAACCAGATCATGAAGTTAATTCAGATGATACTGCTTTTACATTTAAAGATAGAGCACGTAAAAAAGTTATTGCTCGAGAATATTGGGGATTTTGGGATATTGATGATACAGGAGAAGTTAAGCCTTTTGTTGCGACATGGGTTGGTAGTACGTTTATTAGAATGGAAGAGAATCCTTATCCAGATAAGAAATTACCATTTATATTAGTTCAATACTTACCTAGACGTAAGAATATCTATGGAGAACCTGATGCTGCGTTAATTGAAGATAATCAAAAGATAGTTGGAGCGGTTACTAGAGGTATGATTGATATTATTGGCCGTAGTGCTAACGGGCAACAGGGAATTAGAAAGGATGCTTTAGATGTAACTAATGCTCGTAAGTTTGAGCGAGGGGATGACTATAAATTTAATGCTAATGTAGATCCACGTCAGGCATTTCATATGGAAGTTTACCCAGAAATCCCTAGATCAGCATTAGAAATATTAAATATGCAAAACAATGATGCTGAAGCATTGACTGGTGTTAAAGCATTTACTCAAGGTATTAGTGGTCAGGCATTAGGGGTTACGGCTACAGGAATTAGATCAGCCCTTGATGCTACATCTAAAAGAGAATTAGGAATTTTACGTAGACTTTCTAATGGATTAAATCAAATTGGACGTAAAATAATTTCTATGAATGCAGAATTTTTAGATGATGAAGAAATGATTAGGATTACTAATGAAAAGTTCGTTGCAATTAATAGAAATGATTTAGGAGGTAAATACGATATTAAGCTGAATATCTCTACTGCGGAAGCGGATGAACAAAAAGGTAGTGAATTAGCATTTATGTTACAGACGATGGGTAATACTATGCCTCCTGAAATGAGTCAAATGATTTTAGCGGATATCGCTAAATTACGTAAAATGCCTGATTTAGCAAAACGCATTGCAGAATACAAACCACAACCTAATCCGTTAGTAGAACAAAAACAACAATTAGAAATAGCATTATTGCAGGCTCAAGTTCAAAACGAATCTGCTAAAGGCCAAGAAAATATGGTTGACGTACAACTTAAATCTGCTAAAACAGAAACTGAATTGGCTAAAGCACGGCAAATGCAAAGTGGTGCGGACTTATCAGATCTTGATTTTGTTGAAAGAGAGTCTGGTGTTAAAGAAGCAAGAGAACTGGACTTTGAAGATGCAAAGCATGAACGAGCAATGGAAGCTAAAGAACATGATAGAATGTCTGGTCTTGATAAAGCTGCATTCGATTCATTAACTAAAACCCCAGGAGGAGCATGAGCGAATTACAACAAGTTGAAATTCAAATTGAAATGGCAACTAAGATACGAAAATTAAGAGATAATTGTGTTAAATTAATGAGTACAAAAGAGTTTAAAGATGTTATTGAAGAAGGTTATTTTAAAGAAGAAGCGGCTAGGTTAGTTATGGCTAAAAGTTCCAATTTAACCGCAGATCAAAAAATACTAATTGATAATATGCAATATGGTATAGGAGCTCTATCTAATTGGTTTGAATCTGTTATGAGGCGTGGGGCTGAAATGGATCAAGCTATTGGAGAGCATGAACAAACTCGGGAAGAAATTTTAAGAGAAGAGGTACTTAAATGACCGATACTTCTTTAGGATTATCAGATCAAGAATTTTTAGAAAAAAATCCAGCTGACTTTTTCTCTGAAGAAGTTACAGAAGAACCATCAGCTGAAGAAAAATTAGATATAAAAGAAGAATCATCAGATCAAACTGATGAAACTGAAACAACCTCTGATACTGACATATCAGAGAGTAGTGAAGCACAGGAGCAAACTGAAGTAGAGACTGTTGACGAAGAAGTAAGCCAACCAACGGGGGATACCCCAGCGGAGCATGAACCTTTTAAAGATGGTGACACTACAGAATCTCTTGATACTAGTGATTTAGACTCAACTGAAACAGAAGGGGATACCCAGGAAACTACCGAGTTTGATTACAAAAGTGCTTTTGAAAAGGTAACTAGTCCTTTCAAAGCCAATGGCGTTGACATGCAGGTTACAAAGCCCGAGGACATTATTCGTTTAATGCAAATGGGTGCTAATTATCAAAAGAAAATGAGCCAGTTAAAGCCCAATCTTAAGATAATTAAAATGCTAGAAAACAATGAACTCCTTGATGAGGCAAAGTTAAATAACTTAATTGATCTAGCTAAAAAAGACCCTAAAGCCATCGCTACGCTAATTAAAGAAAGTGACTTAGATCCTTTAGAGATCGACAAAGATGCACCTACGGATTACGAACCGACTAACTACTCTATTACCGATAAAGAGTACAATTTGGATCGTATTTTAGATGAGATCAAAGAAACCCCCACATTCAATAAGACTATTGAGGTTATGACTAAGATTTGGGATATGGAAAGTAGAAGTGTTATTTCTGACCAACCTGAGATTATCACAATTCTTAATGCTCATATTGCAAATGGTGTTTATGATCAAGTTAATGCACGGCTTCAACAAGATAGGGCATTAGGTAAATTAGCTAATATTCCTGATGTTGAAGCGTACAGACAAACTGCTGAATTTATGCATAAAAATAAAATGTTTAAAAATCAGTCATCTGAAGCTCCTAGTGCATCAAAAGTATCAAGTAAACCTGATGAAAAGGCTACTGAAGATCGTAATAAAAAACGAAAAGCAGTAGCCCCCGTAAAGCAAACGACTGTTAAAAAATCTCCTTCTAATGACGACTTTTTAGGTCTGTCCGATGAGGAATTTATGAAGAAGTATGCTGTACGGTAGTTATCATTATTAACTAGGACAAGATTATGGCTAACGAAAATATGTATAACTCCCCTTCTAGTACTGCTAGTGGGACTGCGTCAGATATAGGCGCACAAGCAAGAACTGATTATTATTTTAAGAAAGCCCTGATTGCTGTTCGGGATCGTATGTATTTCATGCCTTTGGCTGATGTACGTGCTATGCCTAAACATATGGGTAAAAAAATTAAGCAAGATGTATATGTTCCATTGCTTGATGTTTTGAATACAGGTGACCAAGGACTAGATGCAGCAGGTACGGCTTTAACTGCTGGTACATGGTCTGCGTGGAATGCTGCTGGTGTTCTACAAACTTCTTCTGCCGCTGATAGAGCTGCTGCTCGAACTGCAGCTGGTGTTGATGGCGAAGTAGCTCTAAATGACCAGAATCTTTACGGCTCTTCCAAAGATACTGGTACTATTAAATCTAAAATCCCGACTCTCCGTGAAAACGGTGGTCGAGTTAACCGTGTTGGATTCACCCGTACGCAAATTGAAGGTGAATTGCTTAAACGTGGTTTCTTTACAGAGTACACTCAGGAATCAATGGATTTCGATTCTGATTCAGATTTGTTAATGCATATTACTGAGGAAGCTCTTGTTGGTGCTAATGAGTTGACTGAAGCAGAGCTTCAGGCAGATCTTATTACTAATGCAACTGCTAATGGTACAGCTTATTATTGTTCAGCTACTCCTGCCGTAACGACAGGTAGTAAATTGGACGTTGATGAAGTTGTTACTTATAGAGATTTAATGAATCTTTCTATTGCTTTGGACGATAATAAAACTCCTAAGCAAACAAAGATTATTAGTGGTTCTCGTATGGTTGATACGAAGACTGTTAATGGCGGTCGTGTTATGTATGTAGGTTCTGAATTGATTCCAGTTCTCCGAGCTATGACAGACTTGCATAGCCAACCTGCATTTGTTTCTGTTGAGAAATATGCAGATGCTAGCAATATCATGAATGGTGAGATTGGTTCTGTTGATCAATTCCGAATCGTTGTTGTTCCAGAAATGCAGTTTACTGAAAACGGTGGTGCTTCTGCTGCTGATACAGCAGGTACTGGTGATAATGGTGCAGACATCTATCCAATGCTAGTTGTTGGTGATGGTGCTTTCACTACTATCGGTTTTCAAACTGATGGAAAGAGCGTTAAATTTACCATCAATCATAAGAAGCCTGGTAAAGAAATAGCTTCTTTGGATGATCCGTATGGTGAAGTAGGGTTCTACTCTATCAAATGGTACTATGGTTTTATGGCACTTCGCCCAGAACGTCTAGGAATTATCTGGACTGCCTTGGCAGCTGTATAACCAATAAAATATTCCGACCTTTCCAGACCCGTAAGGGTCTGGAAAGGGAGGGATTTTAGATAAGGAATTAGACTATGTCTATTATAGGTAAAGCGGCAAAACATCTAGTAAAGAAAACAAAAGCTAAGAAAAAACCTAATAAGAAAACTAGAATAAAGAGAGCTAAAGCAAAAGCAAGATCTCGCTATAATCAAGACATGGACAAAGAATACAGGTATGAACGAGACAAATATAAATGGGGTAAAATGCCATTTTAAAGGAGTATAGTTATGTCTGTTATAGGTAAAGCAGCTAAGCATTTAATGAAAAAGAAAAGTCGTAGCTACACTAAGAAAAAAGCTAGTAAGAAAACTAGAGTAGCTCGAAATAAAGCAAAAAAGCATAAAGATTGGGAACATGACTTAGCTTCAGAAGAATTTGCTTATAAAAATCCAGGACAACGAATACCCAGTAAGAAAGCACTTATAGGCAAAAAACCACCTAGTAAACGAGTAGATCCAAAAAGAAAAAAGAAACATGAAATAGATCTACCATAATATAGGAGTACAGTTATGCCAGTATGGGCAGTAATACCTAAATTTAGTAAGCTTGTATCTGCTGCAATGAAAAAAGCAGGAGGTACTCCTGCAGCAAGACAGAAAGTTATAAAAGAAAACCCTAGCTGGTTTAAATATATGCCTGGAAAGGCTGGAAAAAAAGCAGGTAGTACACCAGCTAAAGCTAAACCTAAAGCGACAACAGCTAAAAAGGGAAAAGGTGGTTTTAGTGAAGTACAGTTAGAAAAATACAGAGACATGTATAGAAACAGAAAGAATGATAAAAGATGGGATCGCTTATCCCCAGATATTAAAAACAAGCTATTAAAATAGGAGGAACTATGGAAGATGTGAAGTTAACACCAATTGATCAAATGACTCAGGACGAACTCAAACAAGAGTTAAAAGAGTATGGAGTTGTGTTTCACCATAAAACAGGTCAAGCTAAATTAGCGGAATTACTAGCTGATGTTAGAAAAAATCCTGAAAGCATGGTACAGGATTTTGATAATGAAGACGTAGCTACAGATCGCCCATATGAAGGCGGTAATCCTAATGCAAGTGAAGCTGCTATAGCTGCAGCTACTAAAGCAATGAAACGAACTGGAGAACAAGAAGCATTAAAATTAGTTCGTATTGTAGTTACTCCTAATGATCCACTTATGAGTAGTTACCCTGGCCTTATATTTACAGTAGGAGCTTCTGGCCTTAATAACGGAAGAATGATTAAGAAATTTGTTCCATTTAATAACGAAGAAGGCTGGCATGTTCCTAATATTATTTATAATCAGATAAAACATGCTGAGATGCAAAAGTTTAAAACTGTTACTCGTCCTAATGGTGAGAAAGTATTAGAGCCTTACATTACTCAAAAATTTAACGTACGAGTATTGGATCCCCTTACTAAAGAAGAATTGGAAAGACTAGCTGCCGCTCAAGCAGCTAATCCAGCATTCCATACGGGAGATAACTAATGGCTATTACTATTGCTGATTTAACTGCTGGAGTTGCTACTGATGCTAATAACGTAGTAACAGGTACAGGTGTATTTGATGATCTAATGGAAACAGTAAATGCACATATGGCCGCTCAATTTAATTTAGGTCGTATTACTGGCAGTGACTACGCAACAGTGTATTTGACCGCTATGCAAGCAGCTGTTCAGCAAGCTGTAGCTTATGTAATAGGGATGCAAAAAGGCAATGCTGAAGAATCCCTACTTTTCCAAAAAGAAGTTACGGAATTTGCTCAAACTGAACAAAGTACTAAAACTGCCCCAACAACTACTTCTGTAGCAGGGAGAGCAAATAACTTGTCTACTGAACAAGCTAAAGGGTTTAAATGGAATGCCGATCAGAAATACCTTAAAACTCTATTAGACGCTTGGAGCGTAAATGTCTCAACTGCTGGTGTTGCCTCTACAGGTGTAGTTGCTCTTAATACAACTGGAACAGGTAATATTAATACGCAAATAACTAACGCAGAACCTACAGGATAATAGCAATGGGGTTTATTGCTAATATTTTTACCGCTATTGTTGATGTTGTTGTAGCGATAGTTGAAGCAGTTGTACAAGTAGTTGAGATGGTTGTGCAGTTAATTATGGTATTACTTGGGTGGGATGGGGGTTCCACCCAAATAATTGAGTATTACGAAGTTCAGAATATCCCCTTGTTTGATGATGTAGATAAGAAAAATCCCACCGCCTCCGCTATTCTTCAAAGTATCCTGGCAGATAAAGACTTAGTTAGTAGTCTTATTTATCATCTTGCGTTTCGTAGCCTTAAAGGAAACGTTAAAGAATTTATGGATTTTATTGACAATGGGAACTATTTTGAAAACTTTCCCGCAATAGAATCATATATTTTAACTATAGATTATGATGAAGTAACTGATGTATTAAATACTATTAATGGTGTCCCTTGTACAATTGAAAATGCGTATTTAAGAGCTTTATCAAAATCTGATTGGGTTAAGTCTTGGTTACAAGATAATAAAGGATATGATGTAGGTCTTAATCGACTGGGTACCGAATATCGAGAAGTAACTACCACGCCTAGTATTCCTGCTGCGGATACTGTTAATGTCACGCCATCAGTAAATCATTTTCAAATAGATATAACTAGTGAAATGGCTACGTCAGACGATGTCTTAGTTGATATGCGGTGGTATGTTAATTTAAATACTATTGTGTATAATTCAGGCACAGACGACTATACTGTTGAAGCTTATAATGACGCTGGTGTAACAATAACCCTCCCTTATACTGTTCCATCACGACCGGGACAAGTTCATTATGTTGTAACTTATTATAGAGATGTGGATCCAAGTAGAATCTATCTATTTATTTATCAAGCAGGATCTGGAACATATACAGATTTAGATACAATAGAGGATCCTATTGATATAGATGGCAGTACGCTTGAAGTTCTTCCCGCAGTTCCTTTAAGAATAAGTAATTCTAACTACACTACATTTGGGGCAACTAAACAAGCAGCAATAGAAGATATATTAAAAATAATACATCTAGATGCAGCGGAAGTTCTAGACTCTATTTTAACTGACCCTGGAGTAGCAAGTAATCTAGGGGATATAGATAATATTTATGTAAATTTCGGTGTAAGAATGTGGGATACATCTCAAGCAGGTATGTCCTATTTATACAGAATGTTTGAGAATTTATACCCAGCCCAAGGCACCACACAAGGAGATTATGATAATTCTCCAGCAGGGGATGATAAACCGCAGAATAATATCCTTACTTCGACAGATGACAACGAATATGCATTTCAGTTTAGCTATATTACCTATACACATACCCCATTAATCGATATTGATGCTGATACTGGGAGTGTCGAAAATGGTATCTACTATTCAGATATGTCTAAATTTGGGGATGATGGACTATTAAAATATAACTACTATAGTTCCTCTGGTAAAGGGACGTATAACGTAGGGTATAAAGCGGATAATTTAGATGAAGTACAGGATTTCTTAGATGGGAATGGGGTACCTAATCCTGGTACTACGTCTGGGGAAGCAACTAATTGGTTACAAGTAACTGAAAGAATGAGCTATAACAATCCTTCTCCTGTATTACAGGAATCTGATGGAAGTACTAGCTCATTAATATATCTAACTCCTGACGCAGTTTATGAAAATAATGGATCTGGTGTATTACGCTTAGTTCAGCAAGCTTCAGAAGAAACAACTATAGGACAATCAATAACTTACTATTGCATTAAACCATCAGGATTAGATGCATATACAGTTGCCCAGCCAATAGGTGCTTTAAAAGTTATTGATGGAGATACTGGTAAATTTAAAATGGTTAAATTTAACCTTGGGGCTCAACAGGATCTCATGGTTCCATTTATTCATACATTTATTAAGGATCTATCTCATGCCGAAGTTAGTAAATTATTTTTAGCAGGATGTCATGTATCTATCTATATAGCTCATTATGAAGTAATAGTCCACGCAGGCATGAGTTTTCTTACGGCCTTAGTAATGATTGTAGTTATTGTAGTTATAGTCGTAATTGCTTGGCCAACAATTAAAGCGGGTTTTGCAGCTATGAAGGCGGGTATAGCAAAATTAACATCAGCTGCACTAGCAGGAAACTTTTTAAGCGTAGCATGGACTATGTTTTTAGAAGCTATCCCTAGTATGCTTATAAAATTTGCTGCTCAGTATGTAATTCAGCTAGCAATTGAGGAGATAGCTAAGGATAACCCAGAATTAGCCATGATTCTTAATATCGTAGCCTCAGTAGCTATATCTATGTGGGATCCTGGCGTAACATTTGGGCCAACAGGTGCTCCTATAGGTACTTATGGGCATACAGGAGGAGCGACACTTGGAGCAGGAGGTGGTAGTTTAACTACGCCTTCACCTAGCACATCATGGAGTTTTAGATCTACGGGAATGAAATTTAAAAGTCTATCTTCTTTGACTTTTTTAGATTTAGCTGAAATAGCTACAAAATTTGTAACAGGTATAGGAAGTTTAGAATCTATGGCTGTAGGAGCTCTAGCTGAGACTTTAGCAGCAGATACCGCAGCATGGGGCGTAGAAAGAGCAAGTAAGTTACAGGAAATCAATGAAATGGAGAATTGGTTGGATAGTCGTAAAGCAGTGAATCTAGCACCAGTACTAACTGCACAATGGAGAGTAGGAGGAGGACGATCTAATAATGGATTACCAGAAGGTATATCGGCTCCTGTGTATCTTGATGCTTGTATAGGAGCATATGTTCCTATGCGTATTGATTCTACTTTTATGTATCCTTGGGATCATGATCCTTATGATTACGCATAAATAGGTAATGACAATTTATTTAAATAACGGTATTATTAGGGTAATAAAGATAGGAGTTTGATATGGCAGAAAATAATATTCCTTTATGGCAACAATATATTAATCAATATGCCCGTAGAGCAAGTAGACCTACATGGGGCAGACCGCAACAACCTCCTGGGTGGGAATATCTAGCTAATCCACAACAATCAATGCCCGCAGTGATACCCACAGATTCAGCAGGTTCATATAGTTGGGCAGATCAGAACGCTTATTCTGTAAATCCACAAACAAAAGAAAGGTATTTACCTGGGTGGAAAGCGAATCCCTATAGTGCTACTGGTGGTGTGGATGCAAGAATGCCTAGCTACTATGCAATGTCAGAAGGCGTAGTTCCAGATGATTGGAATTTCGGTGGTGGTGGTAGTGGTCGTGATAGATGGAAAAGTCTAGCAAGGCTTAGTGGAAATCAAAATTTTCTTAACCTACCCACAGCAAATGAGCTAGCACAAACATACGGTAGTGCTAATATTGGTGGTAGTAGTTGGTTTGATACGGATACTGGTACTGGTACTGGTACTGGTACTGGTACTGGTACAACTAAGGATGAAGATGATCCAGATTTGTATGATCCATTTGATGTAGGTGAACCTTCAGTAGACCAGATGAGATCATCCGCTACAGGATTAATTGATCCCTCTAAGTATGGATCAGATTCAATATGGAGCGGGATTAAAGAGTGGACAGGCAAGAATCCAATGAAAGCTGCAGGTATTGGTTTAGATTTATGGAAACAAATAAACCAAAATAGAGCTTTGTCACAAAATAAAGCATATATGGATGATGTACGAAAAGCCATGGCATTTGATCAAGCTGATGTAAATAGACGTTGGGATCTAACTATGAAAGACTACAATAGACGAGTAGCTTTAGATGATAAATTCTTAGAGTCTCAAAAATTACCTACAGCAGTTTAAAGGAGTTATTATGAGAGAACACATGTTAAATGCTTTACGAGCCTACTACACAGGGCATATTGAAAAGCATAAAATGAACATTGAAAATCTTATAACGAATAATGTAGGTGTTGCAGAACACCCAGACCATATTGAAACTATATCGAAAGAAGTGGAATCCTTGGCTAAATACGATGAAATGCTACATATGGTAGATAAGTATTTTAGTCCAGAATAAGGAGCTATCATGGCAAGAACTAACTTACCAGGGAATATTTTAAAAAGCCTTAATACCAGATTATTAGGCAATTTAAAAAGTGGAGTTGATACTAATATCGACTTAATGCAGGGTCAAGCTAATCTAGCTGAGCAGGGAGTTCAACGATATGCAGATATCTCTGCACAGGATTTTCTTTCAGATATAGAAGCTGTTAATACGGGTGATCCTACACAGGATCTTTTAGCGAGAAATCAGTTAGTTCAACAAATGAAAGCAGACCCTGGTTTAATTGATATGGGTAAAGTTAATGTAGGACTGAGAAATATTCGAAAACAAGCTCCTATTGATTATTTAAAAGGTCAAGAGGCACAAAAAGCATTTAAAACGCAACATGATATTGACTGGGATACAAAGCACATGCGTGATCTTCCTAATCAATTTTTAGATGACGGTTCCGTAAATCCTGCTTTTCAAACAAGCTTAGAAAGTAATATTGCCGAAGCTAGAAGAAACAATATTGCTATTCCTCAAGAAAAAGCTCTGTATCGAAGTATATTCGATAATGATCCCTTTACACTATCAGCAGATACGACTACTACGTTAGAGAATCTATCAAAAGGTGGTGCAAAAGCATTTACTAAATCAGCACAAGCAGGTGTGATTAATAAAATAGCCGATAACATGGCTAAAAAATATCCTGGAATAACAGACAGGTCTGTATTCAAAACTAGAGCAGGTACTTTACTAGCTAATTCTAAATACGGTCAAAATTTTACATTAGGAATTGCAGATGAAGCTACTGATACAATTGATACGCTTGCAATAGAACGAATGCAAAGTGATATAAGTAACGCTGCTCAGAATTATGGTAAAGGAACGGGAGAAGTCCTTGCTCAAAATAATAAAGTATATAGAGATAGTGTTAATGCTTTAATTACTTTTATGAATAAAAATAATATTGGAAGCGATCATCCAAACGCAAAAAATCTACAAGCTCCAATATTAAGAGCACTACAACGAGACGGCCTATCTTTAGACAGTGTTGTTAAAAACAATACTAGTTGGTTAGCAGAATTAAATAGTGGTGCAATTAAAGTTAGTACTGCACAAAGCATAAAAGGGGCAATACGTAGACACTACCAAAATCTATATCCTGAACTTACAGATGGTATTTTTGATCAGCACTACGACAAACTCAAAAATAACGCAGGAAGTGGTATATCAGCAGCTATTACACAAGGAGCTGCGAATGCTGCAGCTAGGGCAAAGACTATTGCCATAGATATGAAGAACAAAGAGGAATTCTGGTCAAGAGCGAACAGAGATGCAAATGCAATGGAGTATGAAACTGTTGAGGGTCATATTACTAGATCGTTAATGGAACAACTTAAAAGCGACTATAAAGATGAAGACTTTGACCCAGGTACTGGGATGGAACTTCAGGAATCAATAAGAAGGACTAAAAATCTATATGATTATGCTATAGGTCGAAAACTTCCTGAAAGCGGCCCCGAAAGGGATGCTTATAATTTAGCTCTTAAACGAACAATGCTAAATAGTGTTACTTGGGACACAAAATTCACAGTCGGAGGATATACTGTAGTAAAAGCTGATTTCGGAATGGTAGGCGCCCCAGGGAATATAAGTCCTGAATGGTGGGATAATTTTCCAAATAAAGTAGATCTGTATAATAGATTTAAAGAGAATATTATACCTGCTAACGCTCTTAGAAAAGCTGAGAAAAATGAAAGAAAACTTAAAGAAGGATCTAAAAGCCTAATAACGGCAACCAATGACGCTCTTAAAAGTGTTAAATCACAAACACCACAAATATCAAAGTCTAGGGTTAGTTCTACTTATTCACAAGGTCTTGATCCACTATATCAATTTTCACAAGGAGGAGTAGGAAATCGTTATCAACCATCTACTACTGGTCAACCAATTCCAAGTCAGAATACAGGAGGAACTCCGACTGCAAATCCAAACGTTGTAGAATTAGACAATGGAACCTTTCAGGTAACTTTACCTAATGGTAAGACGGAAATAATAAGTAGAGAAAAAATGGCAGCCTACACTCTAATGGGTAGGCAATAATCTACTAATCTAGATATGAATAACTCAGAAATATGGCACTTAAAGAAGAGCTACATAACGCAGACATTGTTCAAGCGTTAACTAATGGCGCAACTCCACCAAAACCTTCCGCAAGAGACTCCCTTTTACAGACTAAAGCCGCTAGTTTAGCTAATGTACTAAATGCTAAACGCAATAGTGTCCATAATCTTAAAGCTACTAGATTAGCACAGGTTATAAATCACAAATATGGTATGGGTGGGGCAACTCCCAATGTAGTCGGTACTAACAGTGATACTTTATCTACAGGTGAATTTGGTAATGTTACGTTTTCTGATAAAGTAAATCCAGACCCTGTAGTTACAGATGTAACAGCTGACCCTCTTACTACTCCTAAATCTTTTACAGAAGAAAATGAGATTTTTACGGCTATAGATGGAGCTGCTGAAGAATTTGGACTTCCTAAAGCATTATTTCGTTCGTTAGTTTTTGAAGAATCAGGCAATAAACAAACTGCTAAATCTCCAACCAATGTTAGAGGTATAGCTCAAGTAACACAACAAACCATGGAAGAAATGTTACCTGGTGGCGATGTAAATAATGCCGCTCATCAGTTGTATGCTGGAGCTAAGTACTTATCTAAGCATGTTAATAGATGGAAACTTAAAGGATTTGACGAACGACAAGCTCAACAGTTAGCTGCTGCATCATATAATACTGGTTTTAGTCGTGTGCTGGAAGCTATTAAAGCAACTAAAAAAACTCATCCTACAATGCAAGAAATAGAAACTGCTGGTATTGCTCTATTTAAACAACGACCATTTAAAGGTGGAGTTAAAGAAGGCCCTGGTGGAAAAAAAGTAGCTACCAAAAAACGTAAAGATCTTGATAGTTTTAAAGAAGGTATGGGGCATTGGAAAAAAATTCATTACAAAGATGGTGTATTACAAGATTTTACTAAACCTACTCCTCAAACACCGTTTGTTACAAAAATGCCAGAAGCAGTTGAGGAGACGTCCAAGCCAGTATCTAGTCAAACACATAAACCAGAAGACAAACCAACACCTCCTCCTATTAAAACAATTGATCCATCTGTTGATATTAGTGCTCCTGGTGGTATTGCAAAGGCTGTACAAGAAGCTCCTCCTGCTGATGTAGATTTACGAGATACTGGGGCAGATCGTAGAAAAGCTGAAAGACTACAAGCACAAAGAAGAGAATTTAAACGAATAGATGAACTTAGAAAAATTACTAATAAGGCAGATAAAGAAGAAGTTGTTTTAACACCTACTCACAAATTACCTCATCTTAAAGAGCACAAGCCTCCTACACCTATTACTAAACCTCCTAGTGTTGATATAGATAGAAGAGATCCAGGTAAAGACCGTGCAAGAGCAGAAAAACTGCAAGCAGAACAACGAAAATTTAAAAGAATAGATCAAGAACTAAGTAGCCGTAAAAAACAAAAGAAGTTTAGTGTGGATAGTCTTAGTGGTTATGGAGATTTTGCAACTGGACGTCAGGATCTTTCCGCAAATCAGTATTTAAATTCTGGTCTTGATACCATTATGGACAATGTCCAGACCAATAAAAAAATTATAGAAGATAAACATGATTCTGCTTATTTTGATAACAAACGTAAACAAGCTCTTACAAAGAGAGCAGAAATTATTTCTGATCCTAAAGGAACTTATCAACAACCTGCTGTTACTCCTGAAGTTCCAGAAACGGTACCAGAAGTAACACCAGAAGCAGTTCCGCAAATAGATGTTCCAGAGCCAGATATTTATAGTCCTCGATCTGTACCAAAAACAGTTAGTGAAAATATTTATAGTCCTGCTACTCCTCGCCCTGCTGAGGCTAAAACTTATGAGGATTTATACAGTTCTTACAAAACTCCTAATGAAGCACTGATTAAAGAAATTTATAAACTACCAGATTTTACTCCATCATCTCCAATAGTATCTGTAAATCGTAACTTAGTAGAATTACAAGATGGAACATATCGTCTACTTACACAAGACGGTACATGGATGCCTTTTAGCGATAAAATCGAAGCTCAAGTATTCATGGCTTATGATATTGCAAACTATCAAGCTAATCTTTTGGATCATCCTGAAGAAACATCAGTATCAGGAATGTACAATAAATTAGTAGGAGGTTTAGTTGATCCTGTTGAAACTATATTTCAAGGATTTGTAGGAGCTACAACTTTAACAGAACATATTAATGATCATAATAATAGACTTAAAGCTGGAAGTTTTCTGTCGTCTATTACACATGATCCTAATGATGAAATTACTCAGCAAGACAAATTAAACTATTTAGCAATTCAAGAAAATAAAGGACTATCAGCTGAGTTGCAGGCATTTAAGGATAGTGAAAAGTATCAAGTAATTGCTACTTTAGATAAGGATGCGAAAGAAAACCAAGACCAACAAGCTAAGCTTAAAGAATTCTCTAAAATATGGCATGAAGCACATCCATATAATAGAAAATATATTGAAAGTGCTACTACAGCAATGCGTGTAATTGCTAAAGAGCATGGCAATGCGGCAGCAGCTTTAGAGCTATTTAAAGAATACAAAGGTACTCTTGCCCTACAAGGTCTTGATAGTTTTGGATATACGGTAGCATTAGTATATGGAAATATACCTGTCCAACTTGGGCTACTTACTGGCTTAGCTAGAGGCAGAACTAAGGCTAATATTGAGCAGTATGTTGCCGAGCATGGTGAAAAGGCATTAACACCTGAAATACTTACGGATATTAAAATATTTTCTACTTTACAAGAAGTATCTGAAAAAGTAAGTGCAGGTATAGTTGTAAAACAACTTAAATTAATCCCAGGATTAGGTGGTGCTGGTTTATGGGGCACACAGATAACGAATGGTGTATTGGCAACTATACATCCTACTGTACGTACGTTAGGTAAAGTAGTATGGGCTCCTCCTAAAATGTTTGGTGCTGAGTTTGTACAAGGAACAACTAATTCAATGCTGGAACAAGCGGCATTACAGAAAAAAGTTGATATTGGTAAAGCAGCAGTTGAAGGAGGAATTCCAGAAGGATTTGCAGTTGGTACTATGGCACCAGCAATGGCAGTTGGAGGAACAGCCAAAGAGGTAACTAAAAAAGTTGCTAAAAAAGCATGGGATCCTTCTGGAAAGAAAGCAGCAGCTAAAACAGACAAAGCAACTAAACAAAAAATTGAAAATGAAATAAAGAGCACTCAAGAAAAAATAGAAAAAATTAAAAAGATGCAAGAAGCACCTTCTAATTTAAAATCTAAATTAGACGCTCTTACTGAACAATTAACTGATTTACAAGATGCTTATGATGAAATACCCAATCTACACGGTAAAACTTTAAGTTTACCTGGTCGACCTGGAAAACTGGAAACTACTAATACCTTACTGAAAAAGCTATATAAGCCTTATGAACAGTTAGTTTCAGATGGTGCCATGTCATTAGATGACGCTATCGAAGCAATGAATGATGATTTAGAAGCTGAAATAGAGAAAAGACTAGAAGAGAAAACTAATTTAGAAGAGCAACTGCCTGATCCAATCACACTTGAAGATACTGTTGAATATGTACAACATGAGGGCAAAGCAGTACCTGTAGGGATTGGGGCAAGAAAAATGACTGAACTCTTAGAACTTGAACTCCAATTAGAAACAAAAATAGCTGAACATAAGAGTAATGTTGAAAAGATTAATCAAAGTGACATACCTGGGCCGAAAAAACAGGAAGCTATTAAAATAGAAGAACAGAAACATGCTACATACCTAGAAGGAGCAATTAAAAAACAGGATAAATTGCTTAATGAGTTGCAAGCTCCTCTTAACCCAACAATGCTCAAAGTCTATGAAAAACAATTAATAGACGTTAATGATAGAAGAACTAAGGTACTTGAAAATGAATCATATAAAGCAAGTCCTAAGTCTCCGACTATGCCAGGATCCGCAAATCCAAAAGGATTTAGGGCTGATGGAACAGGTAGAGATGTAGACAAAATTTCAGATGAAGAAGTTGATGCTCAAATTACATTAATTAAAAAGATGAGCGAAGAAGAAGATCCAGATATTACGAATTTTGATCCAAGTGGAAAGTTTAAACCAGGAGACGTAGTTCATTTAAATACAACTGATGAAGAATTACTTAAAAAAGGTGAACAAGGATTTGTTATTGAAACAATCCTAGGCAAACAAGAAAGAGATGGGAAGGTTCATGTAAAACTTGCAGGAGTAACTGAAACTGTCCCAATTGATTCATTAATATTTGGAAATAAACCACGAACTGATACAACTCCTTCTACAAAATTAGATCATGTAGAGGCATTAATTGATAAAGATTTAACTGATGCACAGATTACAAAAGTACGAGAACAACTCTCAAAAGAAATAAAAGAACTAGAAGAAAAAATAGGAACTGGTAAGAGAGTTCTAGGGTCATTAGAAGATAGGCTTGATGAAATAGAAAAGTTAACTCCAGAAGAATTAGAAAAGAAATTAGCAGAAGCCAAGTCCCCAGATGACATAAAATTCTGGACAGCTAAACTTAATCAAAAAAGAATTCAAAAAGAAAGAGGTGAAAAACAAGACGCTATTGATAAAGATATGGCAACGGTACATGAGGAAATTCTTGAAGGGGAGAGCAAGAAATTTAAAGGATTACATGCTTACTACACAGACATTGTAACAGCCCTTACTGAATTAACAGATCATGTAAAACTCACAAGACGACTTGAATCTCTTGTTTCAGATATGCGTACTCATGCTACTAATATAAACAATAAATTAAATGCATTTGATAATGCCTATGAAATATTTACTAGTACTGGTAAAGCCGTAGCTGTTGTGGGTACTAAAGCTGAAAATAGTAGAGATATGACCTATGAAGTAGTAACAGATATGACCGAGACTCAAATTGATGAAGCACATAAAAAGAAATTATATAATGGAAAATTTGCGTATGTTACAAAAATAGATAAAAACTCAGGTAGATTAATTGATACGCTTGCTGGGGAAGTAAATTATGGTAATTGGATTATGGGGGTAGTTGAAGGACATAGAAATACTTCTATGGCTAAAAATGAATTCAATAAAGCCCGAAATCTTGCTGAACACGAAGAAGTTTTAAGAAGATTAAAAAAAGCTAAAGATTCTCTTAAAGCACCTGAAATAGATGAAGCAACAATAGAGGGAATATCAGTTGAAGACATTCCTACAACTCCGACTGCTATTCTTAAAGAAAACCTAGAAGCTATTTTACAAAGAGGGTTGGAACTTAAAAAGAAAATAGACGAGGGTACAATAACTCCAGAGGAAAAAAATGAACACGAATCTCTCCAACAAAGCTATATTGCTCTCAATAAAGAAATTCAAGGACGAGAAAAGATTGAAGGAGCAGAACCAGGAGAACAACTTGACCTTTTTCCAGAAGGTGAAGTCCCTGAAAGATCTGATGAACCACCTGGCCCAACTACTACACCTTTTGATGAGACTACTCCACCTCCTAGACCGGGTGAAAAAGGAGAGCAACTCTCGTTATTCGACAGATCTGCCGAAGATACAACAGAAAAAGGAACACAATTAAATCTGTTTCCTAATTTTATTGAAGGCAGCAAACGAATATACAAAAGAGCTATTACAGGAGGTGTACTTAAAGTATTAGGCGGTAAATTAACGGCTACTAATTTAGAACGGCAGTTAAAAGTACTTGGTGCGTATTTTACAGACTTAGTTCAAATCGGATCCACACGACCTACATTAAAAGATGCTGTTAATACTCTGATGGATGAAGATTTTGATACTCAGGAATCGTTAGTTAATGCCTTAATGAATTTAGGTGTAACACAAGCATCGGCTGAAACATTATCTAAAAACTTTACGCATTTTAAAAATAGATATGATCAAGTTAGTTCTATAGATTTATCAAGAAAAGAGGTTGTAATACGGACGGTTAATAATGTTACAGACGTAGATAAAGATGGGAATCCTATTCTATGGAAAGTAGAAGAATTAAGTAGAGACATAAATGATGCATATGATAAAGATGGTCAATACACTAGAGTAAGTAGAGAGATTAAAGATGCATCTGGTAATATTCAGACCACGACTAAGGTATTGCCTACATCTGAACTATTAAATGTTAGAAATCATGCTTTAAGAGCCCCGTTAACTTTACTTCTTCAAGAAGATCCTACTGGTAATAACAATCAAGGTGTACTACCTAATCAGATAGTATTTACCATGATGTTAACAGCTATGTCTTTTAGACAACGTACCCCTAACAATAATAGATTTAAGGATAACGACTTTGCAAAAGAAGCTTTTCTATATAGTGGTAAGAACCAAACACTTAATAGAAATGAAGATGAGGAACTTAATGACGTTGGTTTTGGGTACCATGATGCAGCTATGGATATGGGAAACCATGCTATTAGTATTTTAGATCTAAGAGCTAAAAAAATCCCTAAAGACAGTCCTATAGACCAAGTAGGAGCGGATCTATATTTTGAACTCCTAGCTCCTGCACTTGGAATGATGGCCTTAGAAATTGCTCAAGGCACTGATAAAGGTGCTTATTTTTCTGTAGAGAAAAAATATTGGAATTTTGATGATTACAATGAAAATAGGGCTTTTAACAATGCACCTACGCATGAAAAAGTCTCTGATAATGAAGAGATTAGAAAAAAATATCCAGAAGGTAAACCTATACCATTAGAACAACAACAGCATTACTTACATATTAAAGTAGATGAAAATCAAAAATGGAACCAAAGTACTTTTGATGCCTTAGAAGAAATGAAAAGTATCTCTAAGGCTAATATGATTAATAGTCCTGGCCCTTTTCAAACTCCTCCTCCAATAAACCCATCTACAGGTACTTTTACAGAAGCTCCTAAAGGTGGGGAAGTTTATGAAACACTTAAAAGACTTCAAAATGTTGTATGGAGTAAATTAGAGTCCATGGATCTTGTGGCTGATTTACGAGACACAGATGTCTTGAAAGAGCTAATGGATGTTGAGGAGTTATACGAAACTACTGAGGATGGTGAAAAAATACAATTATTCCATGACGTTGAAATAGCCAGTAAAACATCTAGAAATAATGGAATGCTAGATACTTTGCAGGAACTATTACAGGCATATGATCGTGGGGAATTAACAGCATTTCATTTAGCTTGGAAATTACAAAGCCACCATAGGTATATGCAGGTAGGTAAGATTAATCCTCAAAATAGTAAACTTACTAGAGGCTTAGTAGGTGCTTGGGGACTTAATAAAATTTCCGTAGATAATGAACAACAGTTTACTAATTTTAAATTAGCAATTAATGAAGCTTTTGCTGTAGAGAAAAAAGATTTAGTTGAATCAGAAGAAGCCTTTCAGAATATTATTAATCACTCAAATAAATTTAAGATCAATATTGAAAATTCAATAGTTTTAGATCTATTTGCAGGTGTTGGCTCATTTGGTTTAGAGTGTCTCTCAAGAGGAGCTAAACATGTTACTTTTGTAGAAAAGTATAATGGTGTTTTACCAATTTTAAAAAGTAATCTTAATAATTTAAATATGAGAGAAAAATATGAGATTATAGAGGAAGACTTAATATCTAATTACTTTTTGAAAAAAATTCAGCTTAAATTCAATATCATATTTTTAGATCCTCCCTATAAAGAAAAAAGATTGTCAAATATTATTGATAATATTTTTCAAGAAAAAATTCTCAATAAAGATGGGGTGATTATTGTGCATAGGCATAAAAAAGAAAATGATGAGTTTTCAAAAAATTTTAGAATTCTAGATGAGAAGAAATATGGAATATCGAAAATTATATTTGGAAATTTAAACTAAAATTTTCTTAGTCTCTTTTTTAATTAACTCAACAGCAGGTTGATTGTAGGGGTTTATTTTCAAAGCTCTTCCAATTAAAATAGTTTCCAACATAAAAAAACAAAATAACTCACCTAAAGTTTTTTCATCCCTTTTTTTAATTTCAAAGCTTCTAAAAGGTATATTTTTTTTTGTAAAAACATTTTCCGTAGCTTTTTTTTGAGCGTAAGTAATATTTTGAATATTTTTGTTTTTAAGAAAATTTTGTGAGGGCAAAATAAATTTATTA